TTACCGTAAGACCAAGCAGCAGCCCCGACAAGAAGGCTATCAATGCAATTTTAGCTGTTATTGTCATATCTCAGCACTCTCAGCAGTATGACTACCCAAACGAAAAAAAGAAGCACTGGCAAAACGAAGATCGCCAGTGCGGTTACCACGAGTCTGTCAATCATCTTGGCCAGCCTAAACAAATCTTGCGTTCATATTCCCGCCTGTTAGCCAGTCCCTGCACATGATTTCCCCCTGCTTTTGTCCAGCGCGACAATTCATTGCAGCCTCCAACGTAATCGCCTGCATTTATCTTTTTCATTAGAGTGGAATTACACGCATTTTTAACGCCAACATTCCAAGCAAATGACAACACTGCTGCATGTACATTTACGGGCACATCCTTACGCATACATTTTGATAAACCTGCATCGAACTTTTTAATTTCCGCATAAAGCATTTCGTCGCATTTATCCTGCGTAACCGTCATGCCCTTTTTAACGCCTTGGGTAATGCCGTCACAAATCGTCCATACTCCAACAATATCCTGATAGGCCACAACAGGGCGGTTGTTGCCTGACTCCCAGAGTGTAATCATGCTGCCTGCAATCCCCAATACTCCGGCTCCGAGCAATGCGGCTAGTTTTGGGGAAACTCTGCCGGATTGTTTTCGGGTATCATACCCCATCTGCTTCATACGGGCTTCGTGCTCCTCTATCTCGCGCTTTTCGCGTGCAAAACTGCGCTTCGCTTTCTGCCCAACCCACCACACATTCAGGCCAAAGGTCAGTAGTGCGGTAATGATGCCAAAAATAATGCCAAAATCCGAGAGAGTTAGCGCTGATCCGATAGAGATAGTGGAGCCGATGTACGAACCAGTTTTAATGGCGGCGGTTGTTGCTTCAGTCTCAGTATTCATCGCAATACTCAATGTTAGGTCGGTTGTCGTGTTCCCACCCAAGACAGTGCATCACCTCATGCGTGATACATCTTGGGTAGGACTCTCGGCTAATTTTGACTGTGCAAAGCCCATTAGCTGTAGATGCCTCGCCATACTTGCCACGCGGCAAGTCATCGGTGACTTCAAGCAAAATCACTGCCTCTTTCTTCTCAGGCGGCGGCACAGGGTTGTCGAAAAAATCACAGCCTGACAGTAATAGCGCACTACAAATCATCAAGCGTTTCATCACGCACCACCTGTAAGCCTGCCTCGATGAGTGCATCATCAGTGTCTAGCCAATAAATATCAGCAATGCCGTCTAGCGCATCAATCACGCTGGCATTAGACAGCACCCCGCTGCTCATATAATGCGTAGCAGGCGGCTTGCCAGATTCGGATAACGCGCAGACAAAATCAGCTTCACCGATGGCAATTTCTCGTGCTTGCTCGGCATTAGCTGCCGATACGATTAGCGTTACAATTTCCATATTCACCTCTTAGTTTGTTGTCACAGTCCAGCCACGGGCGACTAGTGTCGCCTTATCCGCATAGCCTGCCGAAGAGGGCGATGCGTTGTTGCCGCCAAGATTAATAACTCTTGTCCCGCTTGTGCGATTAGCTGCAACGAAAGCGGCAAGCAGTGCATCTACGGCTGATTGCGTGAGAGCGTTTGTGCCGTGACCCTGCACACTCCCAAGCGTTATACTCACAGTTCCACCTGCATAGTCGGTTAACTTGTTGTCGTAGCAATCTAGGCGTGTTAGAGCCAAGTTAGTACTCAGGTCAGGAATCGAACCTGTGAGCTGGTTGCCGTATAAATAGAGCAAGTTCAACGATGAGTTAGTACTCAGGTCAGGAATCGAACCTGTGAGCTGGTTGTTGTTGTAAGCAAACACATATAGCGCTGTATTGCCGTATATATTGGGCACTGCTCCAGTTAAATAATTGGTGTAGCAGTAAAAACGGCTAAACTGCGTGTTTCCCACCAGAGATTCAGGCCAAATAACAGCAACCGGTGCTGTCAGCCCGTCTATAGTTAGGTCAAATGATGAGCTAATACCTGCACTTAAACCTTTTGTTACCAATACGCCATTATTTCCAACAAACGTCAGCGTGGTCGTACCGCCGCCTGTATAGACTTGTAGATTACTGACCGTTGTGTTATTTCCAACCATCACCGCAAATTGACGCGGTGTACCAAAGAATCGCCCGATAGCCGCCTCTTGAGCAGTATTAAGCCCATTAGCGCAAATAATCTGCGTGCTATCGCCAAGCGGCAGTCGCCAACCCGTGTTATGTATCTGCGACTTGTACCACCCGTAGGGCGTGTTGATATACATATCACAATCAACACCAAGTGCAGGTGCATCAAGTACGTCATCGGTAAAGTCTGAGCGCAAGCGATAGCCAGCAGCGGGGATAACAGGTCGATTTGTACCCGCAATCTGAGTAGCGTGCTTACCATAAATACTCTTGTCCTGTACACGACCAATCGGCTGACCGGTAGCAGTAACAGGCGTAGTGCCTGCTGCATCTTGGGACAGAGTAGATACGTCTAGGATGTCATAAAATGCGCGAATCTTGCCACTGGCAAGCATCTGCTGGACACTAATTCCATCCCCATACTCATAATCCACAGGTACGAGTACAGGCTGTAGGATTGGTCGCATGATTGGAGTCAGCATGATCAACGCTCCACATCAACACCGACCGCAGTGGTGACTTCGCCCCTAGCAACGAAGTACGTTCCTGGTGCTGCAATGCGTGCTTGCACACCGTCCACCCGCGACAGTACGCCTACAGGCTGGGCACCGCCAGTAGTCTTCATCATCACACTTAACTGCACGTCAAGTGGGAATGTACCTGCTGCAAATGCAGATAAGGTTACTGCTTCGCCTGCGTTGACAACTACATCAGAACTATTCGCTGCTGATGTGCCGCTTGCTAAAATGTTTGTGCGTGCCATGGTTTTTTCCTCAAGTTACGATTCGATTTAAGAGCAACTGCCCCGTAGAGCTGATTGTGTTTGTGCTAATAGAGGTTGCGTTCGTGTACCCACTAGTGTTGTAGATATTTTCCACGACCGCAATACCGGTATCAGAGTCAAATATGACGGCGGTAGCGCCGCTTAAATAGTCAAAGTTTGCCGTTTTAATATATGCGCCTGCCTTAACTTTCACAGTGGTTGCTTGGACAGATGTCGTGACTTTGCTATCAGTGCCAACAATGACTGTTCCGCCAGAATTACTAGAGTTAGAAACTGTTGATGCGTTAATACTGAGAGTGTTTCCGGTGTTTTTTGTGTTGTGGAAAGCAGTTAATTCACAGGAAGTCGCCGAACAATCCACTCTCGACCATACGCCGCCTGTACACCTTGTGAGGTTTAATACTGGCGCGTTTGTATAATATTCTCCGTTAAGTAACGAAAACATACAATCAGCGCAATTAAGCTGCCCAGAGCCATTGCCATTTAGATAGAGAATGGAGAAATCTTGTTTGTAATTTAGAAAACTAACAAGATGCTTTATATTAAAATCCATTCCATCGACTGACCCCCACCCAGATGCTCCTCCTTTTACTAAGACGTTTACGAGAGACGATGCGGAAATATCGAAGTCTTTGCCGGAAGCAGTGGTCAAACGTAAGAACTCCCATGTTGGCAAATCAATGTCTTGCGTAAGCTGTTGAGAAGTCGATGTCTCTATACTTAGCGTGAGCGTTTTGCCTGCAACTGTTTTTGCCCAAGTCACTGCGGCATCTATGTCAGTAAAATCCATGCCACTCCCGATGGTTTTTGTAACATCGCCCAGAAAAGAGCCGCCCACCTCCTCCCAATCGCCGTCTTTTCGTGCGTACTGCTTGCCGTCAGAGGGAGCATCATCAACGCCTGCCATTTCCCCGATACGTACGTGGCGATGCTCTGCCGAAAATGAGGCATGAGTTACCGTGATTCGATAGACACCGGCGGCCACATAAAAACGTGCCAGGCCAGCAGAATCGCTTGTAACGCTGGAGCCGATGCTACCGCCAGACGGTGAGCTAAAAAGAGCAGCAGGAGCGCCGCTGCCCTCATGAAAAACGCTCACAACCGCGCCAGAAATTGTTTTTACGCCGTTGGTGATAAACGATTGCCAAACTGAATAACTCATATGTCATTTTCCCTTGTGAGGCCATTACCTACAACATAAAGAACATTTGTCTTGCCATCAATTCTTTTTCCGCCCGCTCCACCCACGCCGTTCGGGTCTGTAGGCATATATTTATAGCCATCTTCTCCATCCGCGCCGAGATAGCCACCACCGCCGCCGTTGTTGCTACCAGCGCCATATGGGACATTTATGCCTGCACCCAATCCTCTGTTTTCTGATGTGCCGGATTGAGCGGGGAATCCATAATCCGGCACAACCAAGTCTCCCGCTGCCCCGCCGATGTCACCCATCCCACCACCGCCTGCGTTGCCCAGGTTTCCTGCGTCATATCCTCCAAGGCCACCACCACCGCCACCACCGGCAAATATTCCGTTGTTAATTATTGTAATTGGCGCAAGACCAGATGCCTGCACCTCAAGCGCGATTCCCCCAGCCTTGCCGTCTTTATTTGCGTATGACGGCAAGCGTGAGCCACCAGCGCCGCCTGCACCGAGTAGAGTGCCGTTAATAACTAACTCAAGAGTTCCTTCCATTCTGCTGTCAATCAGCATGGCAGGCAGGCTGGTGGACGCACTCCCGACAAAAACACCGGCGCGGATTGTTATTTTTATTTTATCTGTTGGTGCTGGAGGCACGCCATAAATTAAAACAAAATTGTCATAAACGTTATAGTTTCTTGTATCAACGCCAATGACCAACTGCTTTTCGTCAATTCTTATCGGCCTGTCAAAAACAAATTCTTGCGCGGAAAATTTCAGCAGGTCACGAGCGCGAGAAACCGTTGCGCTCATTACCTGTAGAGCCAAAGGGCGGCGCGTTCCGAACGCATCAACATTCGCCCAGATATTGCCGCTGACAAAATCACCGACCCACATATCACCGATGGCACGCGCTGGCGCTGAAAACTCAAATTTTCGCGGCACTTTGCTATATCGGTCTGTCATTTTTTCGCCAAGATCGATGGCGTGAACCGTCGCAAGTCTCGGAATCCACTTTGCAAAAATGGTCTTAATAGTTTCTGTGCGGTTTTTGTCGGGGCTGCCTTCGTCGGTGAAAAAAATCTCACGCGCTGCGTAGTTTTCTTTTTCATCGCCCTTTAGCGGGTCGCGCTGTCCATAATATACATGCACCTGCGTGGCGAGCTGGTCAACCGCATCTGAAACCTGTCCACTATCGGCCTCTACGATTGAAAAATCATCGACCTGATAAATAGTGTCGTTATCCGCAGGCCGCACGGCTCGAATCTGCATTTTACCAGTGCGGTCATTCCACATCGGATAAAAATACATACTCATGCTCATGCTATTAAGACATGTCTCAAGACCCTCTGGCTTGGCAATCATGCGCGAGTAAACACGAGGCATATAGCTAACTTGTTCCGATGCCCATTGCGCCTCATCAAGATATTCTGCCGGAATTCCGCCCACATCTTTTACAACAGTCGTCATAATCTGAGCAGGGTTTTTTGCCACAATGTTGAGACACTGCTGAACCGAGTCGCCTGCCTGATGGTCTGCTTTGACAGACTCGCCGAATTGAGCGCCTCGCGTTACGACATCGCCGGAGCGTGTAAAAGCAAAGATTTCAGAGCCGATACACATCCAGCCGGTTGTATCGTACTCTGCACCAATGCCAACAGGGTCTAGCGTAAAAGTAGTAGCGGCTGTCCCAAAATCTGCCAGCAATTTCCCCTTGCTGGCAGGCGGAATCTGAATATTTTTGTCGGCGTAAACGCTAAAAATGTCACGAGCCGTAATCGTCACTCGACCGTCTGAATTTGGCCCCGATAATGCGGTGACAAAAAATCTTCTCGTCTGGACATCGACTAGCTCTCCGTTTTCAATCAGCCCTGTGCAATATCGAATTTCACGCCCGATATAGTAGGGATTTCTTGCCCGCCATTTTGTCCAAAAAGTAGCGAGAGTCTCAGGGTCGTATGTCGGGATTCTGCTGATACGATTATCAAGATATTTATCGGTTACGCGGTCGCTATCAGGGCAATCCTGAAGCGTTACCGACAGCCCGCCTCGCGTTCCTAAGGCGCTTCTACCGCTATCTGCCCCGATAGGGTTGATGCTTGATTGAGAAACACTAATATTGCGAAGCATCGGCAGCCAGTTAGCGCCGAGAGGCTTGTAGGATTGCGGCTTGAAAAACTTAAGCGTGAGTGTCCCGCGCTCGTAATGCGCGGGGTCGGCGCACGTTTGGCGCGTATTAAAGCACTCCTGATTGCCGTTTGCCGCAAGATTGGAAGCGCAAGGAGCTGTGCCGAATGTGCGTATGCAGAAGTCTTGGTCGAACTCGACCCACTCCATGACCTCAGTGGCATCATCAATGTCAATCATCCGTCCACCCGCGCCCGCTGAATTGCCATGTCATGAATTGGTAGCTCGAATAACTTGGCGCATCTGTTTTGTCGCAAAAAACGTATGCCGCCTCGAAAGGATAAAGGTCAGGCCTCCATAGAAAAAAGAATGGTCTGTAACGCATCTTTTTAATCAATGGACGGATATTTGAGCGCACCCATTGCGGGGAAAGATTGTTAAAAGATGCGGACACGTTGATACCTTGGCGACGTATGGTGCGAGCCGTGAATTGTCCTGCCTCACTGAGTCCGCCGTAAATTGTCGTATCATAGGCCATTGTAAATGGCGAGAATCCGCTCGTGATGCAGCGCTGCATGGCTAACGCTTTTCCCGCGTAAACAACGCCAAGCTCTGGCGCATCATCCCCTGTCAATGTGACGCGCAATCCAGACACAAAAGACGACTCAAGTAACAACATGATCGGCACATTTTCGCCAACTTGCGCAGCATACAGCTCTGTGTAAGCGATGCCATCCGTAGTGACCTCCACCTTGATGTTTGTGCCGAGGTCGCCCATGTTGTGCGCGGCAATGCCGATGTAATCAATCTCTGCCGCATCAAAAGAAAAATTGAGCGTTGCGGGCATCGTCGACGGCTTCCATCGCTCACTTGTCCATGGGCTTGCCAAATTATCAACGAAAAAGCCTGCTTCTGTGCTGCTCGCGGTTATCTGCCCGCGCTTGATAACGCTATCAATACCGATGCGAGCGTGAGACATCGGAAATGGTGGCTGCGGATTATTATTCTGCGCGTGCGGAACGTAAAAATCTGGCGATATTATGGTCGTCATGCCGTCGCCCCGTTGATGGTGTAGCCGTCTTTGAACGCCTCATTGAGCAGAGATATTACACCGTCACGGCTAAAAAAATCACCTTGCAAATTGATATTTGTGCGCTGTGTTGGTCGCTGGTCAGCAACGGGCGTAGATGCCGCATTGACTGCCTGTGTATTACTGACCGCTGGTGAGCCTCCGCCGCCGAATGTTGTTGATTTGATTGCCTGAATCTGCGCGATGCCAGCGGCTGCAACCAGAGGAGCCATTGCCCACCCGATAAAAGGAATCTCCATCGCTTTTGTCACGCCTAAAGCGGTTGAAACAATGGCATTAGCAATGGCAGCGGCCTTGCCAATCTCAAACATTTTGCGCGAATGGCTGTTCATCAATGTGCTGATTGAGCTGAGCGCCGATTGTGTTTTACTAATGTCTGAGTCTGTGAATTGCCTCCGGATATTGCTCAAGTTTTCTTGATGAACACGCTCTAAGTCCTCCATCGTCGTCGCTGATATTTTACCTTGTATCGCCATGTCCTCTTGGTGCTTTTTGAACCGCTCTAACTGCGCCGCATATCGCTCGTTTTCTTTTTCCTCGTCGCTCTTAAACTCATCAACGCCATTGCCGATGATTTCGTCTGCGTTTAGCGGTTTTAATGTATTAAAATCTGACCACTCTTTTAATGCGCTCGTCATTGCACCGGCGTACTGTATCTGCTGATCTGTCGCAGCGAGCCATTCCAGTTTTTTTGCAGTGCTATCCGCCTCGCTCATGGCCAGCGCATCGTACCTGTCTCCAAGGTTTCCGATGATGCTGGCGATTTCAGACAGCCGCGCCTTGTCAGCTTCGTCTCGCGCTGCATCTTCTTTTTTTCGATCCGCCGCAGCTTTTGCAGCTTCCGCAGCTTTTTCCTTGGCAAGCGCTAATCGCTTATTTTCCTCAACCGAATCAGCAGCCGCTTTTGCTGCGGCCTTCTGAGCGGCTTCTTCTTGGCGCAATGTTTCCTGGTACGCATCCTCAGAGGCTTGCAGTCGTCTCAGCTCGATGCGCATCTGTCCGAGCTGAATCGTAACGTCAGAAGGTTTATTAAATCCCGACCACTCTTTTTCCATCTCATCAATCTTGGCGGTCAGCTCGCCAATTTGTAAGACGCGCTTACCAATCGAATCATCATGGCCAAAGCCCAAGAGGAACTTAATAAAATCCGGCACCTGCGCAACAACGCTCGCGGTCTTCGCAACGAACTCAACAACGCCGCTTGTAATGGCTGCCAGTCCTGCCACGATTGATGCCATGCCTGCTTTGACGTTTGGGTCGTTTAGAGTCTTCGTTAGCTCATTCACTGACTTTGCCGCAGCATCAAATGAACCGTCTCCCCCTTCCATGGTGTCGTTAATCTGTGCCATTAACGCAGCGAGAGCGCCGCCAAACGTATCACGCGCAGCTTTCGCTGCACCTCCGTATGTGTCTGTTAGTGCCTCTAAAATAATGTTTTGCGCCTTTGCGGCTTCACCGGTTTTTTCCAGCTGCTCTACGACCTTCTTTTGCTCTTCAGAAAATCGAAAGCCCTGACGGGAGAGAGCTGACATGCCTTGCGATGGCACGTCAAGCGCACGACCGATCGTTTCCGATGCCTGCTGAATCGTCATGCCGGTGCGTGCCGCCATGTCCGCCGCTGCCTGCAACGCCTTTGGGAATTGCTCGCCGGTGATGCCGGTAAAAGCCAGCAGCGCGGTCTGCGCTTTGGTGATGTCGCCACCGTCAAATGCCGAGTTCTTCCGAAGCGCCTCGCCCATGTCGTTCAGGCTTTTCTGAGTATAGCCTGCGGCCTGTCCCGTTGATTTCAGCACTGCGGCGAGCTGCGCCTGCTCTGCGGCTGCGTCACTGGTTGCTTTGACAATGCCGAAGATGGCCGCCGCTGTGGCGGCTGCTGCGGCGGCTGCCAGTGCGAGTCCCGCTCTTGTGGCAATGGCTCCAAGCTCAAGCTTTTTTAGGCCGCCAGTGGCCTCCTTTGCGCCGGTCGTGAGCGCCCCTGCATCCATCAGGAGCTTTACGGATAGTTGTCCGATTTCAGTTGCCATCGCTCATGCTCCCGAAGAATGCCAACACGCCATCGTTGATTTCTTCTTCTGTTTTTTCTTCAATCTCGCGGAACATAAAATCCTCGATGGTTGACTCAGGCTTGGCGGTCTTGCCCTGCATGTATGAAATCAACGCCCCTGCATAATCGACGCGCCGAGCGATGCTCAGCGTGCCGTATTTCCGCTGATAAGCCTGCCATATGTACACCTCATCATATGGCATGGCTCGCATGGCTTCGGCAATCGTGCGACCGCCGATGCCATTCAGCACTAGCTCACACCAGAAGTCTTCTTCTGGCGTGAGGCTTTTTTTGGGTCGCGCATCCCCGCAAATTGTTCAACCGTTATTGGATATAACAAGTTGATAATTTCTGGCTTCATATCTGCTACTTCCGTGTAGCTGAAAATGCGTTTGCCGTCTTTGTTGCGTATGTAGGCCGCGATGAAAAGATACTCCGTGCGCGGCTCCATGCCTGCGTCTCGTGCTTCTTTCACCACGTCTGCCATCGTAGAATGCGACGCTTCTGCAACAAAAAAAGTCGCTGAAAAATCCTTTTCTTTACCGTCGGCAAACCCTTTCCAAGAAATTGTTTTCTCGGTCAGGGTTTTATCAACGAGTGCAATTTTCTTAAAATCGTCAAGATTCATGTCGTTGCCTTGATGATGCTGATTGTTTTGACGGACAGCGTGATGGTGCCCTTGTAAGCTGGCGATGACAGGTCAATATTCATCGTCGCGACGCTGGCAACAATCTTAATCCATGAACGACCAGTTGCTAAAGTCCAGTCGCTTGATGTCCATGTTGGCGCTGTGTTATCTCCAGACAAGCCGATGACAAAAGCCATGTCTTCCGTTCCGTTTGCGACGGCATCCCAAATCAATTTGTGCGAATCTGACTCTGCATCCCAGTTGATGTTGATAGTGATGTCGTTTTTCTTGAGATTGCCTGTGAACTTCGTCGTCTCTCCAGTCTCAAGACACGCCTCAGACTCGGTGATGTCTCGGCTCAATCCGATGCCGGAGTATGATGTAGGGCATCCCAGTTTTACAACGGCAGTGCCGGTTGTATCGTAAAGCCAGATTGCGGTTCCTCGTGCGTTAGTTGCCATTTTTAATGCTCCCGAGCTAGATAAAAAGCTCAAAGTTGATGGTTAAAAGGATGCGAGCATTCTCATCGTTTCCGATTGGCAGGATGTCCGCGACCTGCGATGCCTGTTTAATGCCGTGTTGGCCGAGTAGCAGCGCCATCTTGCTGCAAATATCTTCCGCCTGTGCATAAGCTGCCGAATATGTTTTATTGCGCACCCTCACCTGTATCGTCGGCAATCGTGACTCGACAGGCGTTTCCATGTTGTCGATTGGCGCATTACCGCCTGTGTCATAGACAGTCACACACGCATCAGGTTTTGGCGGCTCGTTGCTGACAAACAGGCTTGTGCCAATCACAAGACTGGTCACGTCCGCGAGATACTCAGCAACCGAAAACGCTGGCGAGCTCATACGGCTTTCCTCGCGTTTTCGGTGATAATTTTTAACGCATCACCTGTTTTTGCCTTGATGGCGTTCTCAAGATATTTAGCCTCGCCAACCTTGTGACGCGCCTGCAAATCCTCGTGGACTTTCATCGCGTAATCAGCGGTGTTTTTTATCTCAACGTCTTTTTCGTGACGAATCGTCTTAAAACTATTGCGCAAATTTCCGGTGGCTTTTGGTGTGCGTTCAATCGCCTCGCGCTCAATCATCAAGCCAGCTTTGTATAATCCGGTCACGGTTGCGCCTTCGATTTCTTTTATCTTTTTTGAGAGATTCATGGCGACTTGTTCGAGGCTCATACCGCCACCTTTATCAGCGACTCGCGGCCATCGAGTGATGGCGACGTGAAAACCGTTTTAATTTCGTCCGACTCGGAAAAGCTCGCGCCGGAACCGTAAGCGATGCGGTCACCCGCTTTGGCTTGTGCGCCAACATAGACAATAGACTTGCTGACAAAGTCTTGTCCTTGTGCATCAATCAAGTTTTGCGCCACGTCCTGCCAGCGGCAACGAATCGTTGTGCCTGCGCCATAGCTTGGCTCACCGTAGCTGTTCACGCCGGTGCGTGCGTACAGCGTAGCTAATTGGCTTAGGTTGCGAGCATAAATATTCATACAAGCCACACCCTGTATTGCTTCGTTGGTGAGATGGCCGCGAGACAGGGCGCGAACATCAGCGCCATCTTGCCGTATTGATTGGCCTGCATTCCGCCGCGTTTTGCTGCGTAGCTGATTGACGCATCACCGAGTGATTCGCTAGAGACTTCGCCGCCTGATACATCAATCCAGTACGCCACCAAGTAATACAGCGCACGCTCTGCGGTAGCTGGTGCGAGGCTAGACAGGCAAGCATTCGCAAGCAGAGACAAGTCGGCTGCCCAATCGTTTACCAAGCTCACATCTACGCCTAGACGGTCTGCAAGTGCTTGCGGGTCTGTAATAGTGGTCATGCCGCCTCCTTGCGCTCACGAATTTCATACGTCACCGAGCATCGGCAGTTGATGACCTCGCCAGCGTCTGCGCCTAGTGAGTAATCGCCTGGGAATTGCAATTCAAAACCGCCAACAATGAACGGCTTGTCGATCCGCACCTCCTGCCCATTCGCCGCTGTATGGCTCTCCCTCTGTAGTCCATCATCGGGGCCACTCTCCCATCGCTTCCAGACTTCTGCCCCTGTCTCTGCCGCGATATTTTCCGCATGTGTTTGACGACCGAAATTGAGCGCTGCGCCTGCCTCTGTTCTTGCGATGGTCTCGCCGCGAAGCTGTAGCAAACTTGATTGGTATCGGCTGACAATCTTGTCGATGTCGGCTGTCGCCACAGGCGCTTTGTTTTCAATGGCGCGTTCGACGATGCCGTCAAAACGCTTGTCTCTGCGTTCGTTGCGGAGATATTTGCGCATCTGCTCAGGGTTGCCGCTGGCAAGATTTAACCGAGCATTCGCCACGGCCTGCGCTTGTGGGGCGTTCAGTCCGATGATGCCGCCTACACGCTCGCGGCCTTCCATGCGCCCCGCAAGGTCAAGCGCAATGCTCCGAGGGTGCTGCCCAAGCTGCACACCGACCGCTGTTACTTCTCTCACGGCGGCGCGTGTCGATTCGTTCATGTCGTTTAAAAACTTCCGTGCGGCTGATTGCAAATAATCCGTCACTGCTGAAGCGTTGGCATTGAAAAACTTCGCGCCTTCTAGTGTTGCGCCTGCAATCGTGGCGACTCGCAGCGTTTCGATAACTGGCGCAAGTTCTGCGTCAGTCAAAAGCAAATCGTCCTCGAATAAATCGCCGTTAGCGATTTTCGATTCTAGCTCGCTGATGTTAATTTTTTTATTTTTCACAGCGTCAATATACGCACGCGAGACGGCCTGCTCCTGCTCGCGGAGTGCTGCAACAACAAGCCGTCTCTGTGCCATGACTCAGCTTCCCGTGTAGTCCAGATACATCACGTCATCGGGGCGCTTCACATTCACGCCTGCGATGCGGAACACGCCGGGCACTTCATAGCGCAGTGGGCCATCTTGATACACTGGCAGGAAGCGGTGCGGCATGGGGATGTATAGCTGAACAACAGACGGGTCGCGCTTGTACAGAATCACGCGAGCCTTGCTGCCAGACGCTGCGGTATCGAGGCCAGATACGGCACGGATGGTAATCGCCTTGCCGGTGATGCCGGTGATTACCGAGGCGTCTTGCATTTGGTCAAGATAGCTCACGCCGTTCGCTAAAAACTTCGTGGCCAGCAGCGAGTACATCGCGGTTGGCAACAAAATTGTATCAGCGGTAGGCTTGTTGCCGCTGCCGGTTTCCAGCAGCTTGGCTGTCAACATCGCCATCAGCTTATCTGCATCAGACCAGTTGTTTGCTGTAGCATCCGTTTTGGCCTTGTAGCTACCGCTGCCAAGATTGGTCAAGCCCTTGATGGTTTTTGTCGAGTCGCCGTTAAAAGCGATTACGTCAACAAATTCCTCATAGGAACGACGCGCCGCGATGGCTTTGTCGGCGGCTAAATTGATGCCCATCGCCTGAGCGATGCCGAGCTCCTCGAAGCCGTAGCCGTAGCCAATCGCAGCAGTATGAACAGGCTTCACGACTTCTTTCATATCCAGGTCGGCGCGTGGCAAATCGTCGGCATTGCCGTTAATCCAGCCTGCACGACCCACCTTGGTGGAGCTTGCAAAAACGACGGCGGCGGCAAACGGATTGCCTTGCGTGGAGACGGGAATCAGCTCGCTGTACTGGCTGTTGTAATCCAGCTCAACGGCTTCTTTTTCGATGATTGAACTTTGCGCCCGCAGGTACGCCAAGTTGTCTGCGTCTGAAAATTTCATTTTTTATTCCTCTTAAAGCGTTGTAATTTCAGTGCCGAACAAGCGCACTTTTGCCAAGCCTGCACCGGTTACGCCCTCAACGACTTGTGAGCCGTTGATGCTGAACTTGTAGGTGGAGGTGACGGCATCAGCCCAAGCTGAGCTGGCGTTGTAGCCGATAGCTGCGCCTGCTGTCGCAGTTGCGGCTGTGGTCAGATAGATAGCGCCCTGTTGCATAATGCGCACGCTTTCACCGGCTACCCACTCGCGCTTGGTGGACGTACCACAAGCGATGCCGAGAAAAGCTGTCGCTGTGGTGGCAGGCTTGCATTTGCCCTCGCCATCGAGCTGAACGGGGTCGCCTGCTGCGATGGTGGCGGTTGCAGTGGCACTGATAAAAGTGGCGGGTGTCATGTCGGCTTGTGCGCCGGTGAAACCCTTGGCTAAATTAAGACTTGGCATGATTATTTGCTCCACGCTTTTGTTAATTTTTTCTCATACGCATCATTAAAATCCGACACGTTTTGAGTCTGTTTTTCTTGCTTCTTGCTGGCAGCGTCTAGCAGCACATCAAAGCGAGCCTCGACGTAAGCGTCAGACTTGTCTTTGAGCTTGTCATCGCCGATAACTGCTGTTACGGCTGCACGACGGATGTCAGCAGGAGATTTCTTGCTGTAGTCCAAGTCTGCAATTTTCTTTGCGTCGGCAATAATTGCCACACGCTCAGCAATGGCGGCATCGAGCTTGTCGGCAGTCATTGAATTGCCTTTCAGCTTTTCAATCTCACCGTCTTTCTCTGCCAGCTCTTTGTCTTTGGCATCAGCGCTGGCTTGCGCCTCTTCCTTAGCCTGTTTGAGTTGCTCGGTTAATGCCTCGATTGCTTCAGCGGCTTGCTCGCTGACTTCAATCGTCACATCACCGAATTTGACTTTTTTAGTCATGGGTTTCACCTCGGTTTTTTGTGACTGGCCGTTTGTTTTTTGGCCGCCAGCGTCGCCAATTTTTGCACCACCAGCGCGGCCTTTTTCGACAAGCGCGATGTGATTAATGCGGATATTTTTCTGGATTGCGTCGTAGTCGGCATGGTCAACAAACTCGATGTCTGCGTCATAACCCATTGACAATTCGGTCTTGCCTGCTTTGTAGTCAGCAATCGCGGCGGCATCCATCATGATGAGAGGTACGCGAATATAATCACCATCACGCATTACCTCTTCGCCGATGGCTCCTATAGCATCACGCTTCCACGTCTCCGCAGTGACTGGCTCGCTTGGGTGGTCGTTTGTCATGGGTTTGCCGACGAAAGATGACAAAGAATCTTTTGAAAAGACTTCGCTTTCTGGTCGATAAACACGGACGATTTCTTTATCAATGCCAAGCTCTGAGCCGAGATAGTCTTGTACGCCGGTACGAGCTACTTTTGCCACTGCCACCAAGTAGCCATCTTTTGTTATGCGTGTTTTGCCGGTTGTTTTCAGGTCATCAAAAAACATGATTATTCATCCATCAATTCGCCAAGCAATTTCTTGCTGGCGGTTAAAATTTGCTCATCGTTGAAAACTTGCAGGTTTGCAATGACGGCAAGTGAGTCAGCGTTAATCTTGACGACTTCCGCCTTCTCGCGTTCGGTCTGCTCCCAGAGGCTTGCCCACTCGTAAACAATATCTGTGCCTGCCTCTGCGTTAATGAGGCGGTCAATCGTTTTAATGGCGGGTGCGATGACGTTTTTTTGCAGCATCAGGATGCTGTCGTAATAATTTCTTATCTCATGCTCGCCGGTTGCTGACAGACCACTAACCGGCATCCCGAGTAGCTTGCTCGCAGGGATTCCGGTTGCACCAGCGACGAGCTGAAAGCTGGCCATCATGATTTCACGCAAGCCTGAAAAATTGATTTGCTTTTGCTCGTGCGACTCATCGGCATCCATGACGATGGCGTTCACGATGGACTTGCCTCGCTGCGCCAACAACAGCCGCTTCATTAGGTCGCTTTCGTCTTGGCTCAGTAGGTCGGGAATCTTGTACACGTCTAGCTTCGCTTCGTAGACCAATTCCGCGATGTTCGCGGCCACGCTGTCGGCGTTGCGAAAGGTGTCAAAAGCGGCTGCGATTTCAGATGCGCCAAAAAAGTTTTGGCTGTCGTATCGGCCTTTGAAAATTGCCAAGCGCGATTGATGCACCAGCGTGCCATCGATGCGGAATTGTTGCGCGTCATCGCTCGTGGTCAGTCGGTTTTGTGCGCTCGCGTCTAGTGTGATTTGGTCTGCGCCAAAAACGTTCAGGAACTTAATTTGCTCATCCGGCTGCATTGGCGCTGATAGCGTCTCGCGGTCTGTGCCGATGAAGATGGCCGATCCACCGATGAGGCGCGAGAGCTTGATTGCTTCCGCCACACGCTGGCGTAAATTGATGCGGCTCTCGATGTCGAGGACTTTATACGTCTGCTCAGGCTGGCCTATCCATGTACGCCACTTGCTGGTGGCATCATCGACAGGCAGGTCTACCGCATTACGGCAGACCCAAGAGGATTGGTAGGAGGCGCGAAGCTCATCTGCGCTGATGACGGACGGCAAATACTGGCCAGCGGCTGACTTGCTGGCGCTGGTGCCGAGATTTGAAAGGACGTTTGTAAGACCGTCGCTTATCATGTGCAGTCCATCAATGGGAGGCCAACGTCATCACGACGTGGGTTTAGCTATGTTCGGTTATTTTTTGGCCGTTGTCTATAGGTTTTTGAGCGAGTAGCTGCTTCCGTCCAATAGCTCATTATAAGCCCTGCTCATGCCGTCAACAATGTCGTCATGCGCCCCCATTGGGAAGCTTGCTAGTTCATGTATTAGCACCTCGTTCCATTCTGCCTTAATCATTTTTACGTTGCCGACATTTATTTGTGCGGCCAGTGGCTCTGCTCTTGTCGCTTTGTCGCCCGTTTCTTGGCTGAACTTGAAACGTGTTCCTGCCAGTTTTTTTGATAGATAAGCAACTACTGATTTACCTGCTGCGCCAGGGTCTTGCGGAATTGATTGCAGAAAGCCGTCTGTTTTGGCTGTCTGCACAATAAGCCGTTCAACTTCGTCAGGGCTGCCCTGCTCCCTGCGTATGTCGGCAATGTATGTAATGCCGTCTTTCACGCCCACCTTAGCGCCTACTGTATAGTCACCGCCTTTTGCAGTGGCCGCCAGATCCCAACCGCGAACCCATTTGACTCCAGCGGGTAGCGTGTCAATTATCTCGATATTGTGCGGCTTGAAAAATCCTCCGCCTCTTGGCGACGGCTCTTGCTGGTACTGCCCAGCGAAGGTGTACGGGCTGGCGCTCTCCAATCTTTTGAGCATATCAACGGGAAATTGCTCCTCCCAAAAGCTCGAACCGTCATCATTGATCGCGGCTATTTTTAACAACTCCCACTCCTCGCCGTTGCCGCCACCTAATAGCCAGCCGCTCAGGTCTTGCTCATGCAGACGCTGCATGATGACGATGATTGGCGTGTCAGGGGAGTTTTTTCGGCTTTCTAGCGTTCCTCTGAACCATTCGATTGTATTGGCTCGCATCGTCTGGCTCAGCGCGTCATCTGGCTTACTGATGTCGTCGATCAGGATGGCTCCTGCAAATAAACTTCCCATACTGCCTGCGCCCTTTCCTGTGATTGTGCCTCCAGCGCCAACCCCGTACACCATGCCGCCAGCTTCCGTTCTAAACTCGTCGCGGGCTTGGCTGTCGTCTTTTAGCTTTGGATTGGTGCTGCGCCATAGCCACTGGTATGCTTCATGCCGGATAATCTCGCGTACAGCGTAGGAGTTGTCTGAGGCGAGCGTCTTTGAATAGCTCGTCAAAATAAAATTGCTCGATGGATTTAGTCCCATACAAAACGCGGGGAACATTTGCGAAACAAAAAGCGTTTTACCACTGCGAGGCGGGACGTTGATAATCAGTCGCTTGGTCTTGCCGGTGATAACCTTTGCCAACGCCGTGCTGATTAGATCGTGGTGAGGCGCATAAATAATCGGCTTACCGTGACGGGCGAAATACATGTAACGCACGAATGAATAAAAATCAGTGCGCGCTCTTTTTTCGATATCACTCTCTGTCATTGCTTTTTGCGAAATCGGCCAGCGCTGCTTCAGCTGTCGCTGGCCGGTTCAGGCTTTCGCCATTGGTGGTGTGGTCAATATTCTGGGTTTCGCGCCAGCCCATGCGCGTTTTAGCCCAAAACATAGCAGCGCGTACACAGTCGCTGTGACTGGCGCCGTCTTTGAGTGTCTGCCCGCTGGCATTCTGGAACAGGAATTGGCCGACCTTGGCATTCGCCTTAACGTGGGCAGAATCCAGTTCATCGCGGTAATGCAGTCGCAGTGTCTTCGGGTCGATGCCGATAAAACGCGCAATCTCTTCCTGAGTGATCCCGTAAGAATACAATGCGCTTACCTGTGCGCGGCTTTCCGGTGTGGGTGCGTGGGGTGGGTTAGCCATTAGCGATCTCCTCATAAGTCTTTCCGGTTGCCTTCTAGCTGATCCCTGTATAGCTCTCGCAAGCTCGCGGGTGGCCTTTGTGGGTTCATGCTCATGTCTGGGCATACATCACCTAAATGATAACGGTTATCAGCCGTGTTCTTAACACTTTTTTGCCGTAATCCTGTTGCATCCTCTTATACATCCTCTTATACTGTAAATGTCATATCAATACACACATCGAAGTATATCACATGAACTGTTCATATTTCGGGTTCTCAGTCAGCAACACAAATGCAAGCGGCTCTAGCCCTCACGCCGTGCGAGTCTACAACAGCGACGGCAATAAGATCGCCGAGGTTAACCCCAATAAGCACAACCCGCTCGAGTACGTGCGCAAATATCGCGGGGCAATTTATCGCGACCTAAAAGATCAGTGCATTGCCGGAGGAATGACAGATCAAGAGTTTTTCTTTATCTTCGGAGGTGACAAGTGAAACCCCTGTTCGTACCCCTCAAGCGCCAGTATTTCGAGCAGTTCGCCAACGGCACCAAGAGCACAGAGTACCGGCTGTACGGCCCCCGATGGCATGAGGGGACTGTCGTTCCCGGTCGCCCTGTTACGCTGTCCCTAGGCTACTCAGGCGCTCGGCTATCGGGTGTTGTCGTAAAGATGCGCAAGATCAAGAACACAATAACCGACCTATTCCCGCGAGGCGCCTACCTGTGCGCCATTGACATCACCGATATAGCGGAATGATGCAGTGAGGCGACCTAAGCTGGCAGCAGTATGTTTCATCGCCTTTTTGCTTGGCTTATTGACCCTGCTCGGTTTTCTCGTCAAAACCCACCTTTCAGACCGCATTCTATGGCCGATCATGGCCGGGTGGCTTGTCGTCGATATAAACTTTTTCCCCTCTGCCAGCAAAAGGTCGCCTACGTGCTCGCTTAGTAAATTCCCGAGGCCTATGCCCTGGTAGTCAGGCAAAACAACCGTTCTATGCTCCTTAGAAGCGCCCTTCAGCTTTGGGTGAGGGAACGGTAACACCGCACATAACGCCGCAGGCTCACCCTTGACAAACGCCACATACACGCGGGCGGATTTGTTTATATCCGCGCTCAGATAGTGATGGCCTTTAAATAACTCCCATGCCGAGTGATGGCATCGCTCAATCGTAATGTCGATTGGTGGCCGCCGAAGTCGCCCCCAGGTGAACGTGCTGCTGCTCACATCATAGACCCAATCGGGCTCTAGCCATTCGGCGACGTCATAATGACAGGTCACGGCAACAAATTGCCGCCCCATTTTACGCACGTATTTTTGACAAGCGAACGCGCCTACCTTGGCCACGGTGCGATCCACTACGCTGGTAAATTCATCGAAGCACAACAAACCCTCGGTTTCCAGCATGGCTCGCGCCAGGTCGGCACGGAAACGCTGGCCATTGCTTAGTGCCGAATAGGGCAAAAGCCAGGCGGGCGGAGATGCTAGGCCAACATGAGATAGAGCGCCGGTTATTGTTTTAATATCTAGGTCTTCGCGGAAGTCATCGAGCAGGCACTTAGCCCGCCATTCGTTGCCGGTAAAATAGGCTTCTTCGCCAAACGCCCGTTTAGCAATGGTGGTCTTGCCTGCGCCAGATGCACCAACGATAAGGCCAACCGACCAGTCTTTGCCTTCGATAGGAATTTGAACGTTCCATTCCTTGCGCAGCTTATCCGCAACAGGTACGTCAAACATCCCAGCGACTTTTTCAGTCCGGAAGGTAGGGCAATAATCAGCTTCGACTACATGGACAAAACTCGGCACTTTAACCCCCTCGCGGTCATCATCTGGTATATGGCCTCTTGCTCTGCCTCATCGCGGCAAGTCACAGCGACCTCAAAAACTTCTGAATATTCTTCCCCCGGCGAGGGCTCTTTTTCTTCATCGAAAAGCCCGTCACCCAGCAGCGCCATAGTCTCTTCATCAGAAAAACCAGTAAGCGACAAATCAAAATCCACTGCCTCAAGGTCTTGCAGCTCAATTCGCAGCAACTCGTCATCCCACTCAGCAAACTCAGCTACGCGGTTAACGCTGATGCGGAAAGCCTTGATCTGCGCATCGGTCATGTCGTCACAAAGCATGACGGGGACAGTCTCAATCCCCAACTTTTTTGCAGCCTTCAAACGCAGGTGGCCATCGACAACGGTTTTATCTGACTTTGCCAGGATTGGTACACGAAAACCAAACTCGCGAATAGCAGCAGCCACCTTATCAACTGCATGATCGTTTTTGCGCGGGTTTCTTGCATATTCTATCAAGTCGCTGACTGGCCAATATTCAAGCTGTTGCATTTTAACCTCTTTTATAGTCGGGAAATTTGGTCATACCACCACCTCGCCCACGCTTTCACTGTCCAGACTCTGGGCTGCCCCTGATTGGGCTGGCCGATTTTTTTTCATGTTGCTCTCTCGATCATCTCGTCCACACCGAGGCGAATAATATGGTCGGGTTGAGCCTGCATCGCCTCTATTTTTAGCCTCAGCAGCTCAGCCCGCCCTTTTGTCAGCGCGACTTCTCCGGCCTCGTAGCGTCGGATAGTTCGTGGGTTGACGCACATCAGCGCCGCCATTTTTTTTTGGGTAAAGCCGAGAGACTTTCGCGTTTGTCGTATATCCATCATGGGTTCCTCTGGTCAGCCCTCGGTGGTGATTATGGGCGCAAAGACCGGATTTATCAATCTGGCAATCAGGATATTAGAATATAATCAAGATATGGCTTTAACAATACGCTATAAGCCTTTGATTTATAAGGGATTTTACCTATAGAATATAGGATAATATAATATATAATATACATTATTATTTTTTATATAAAAAATAATGCGTAAAGGTATTTTGTATATCTTTATATCTTAAGTGTATTTTTATATGTGTGTATATCCTGATATTTTGCATATTCTAATATCCTGCTGTAAGTCTTTGATTCATAAAGGTTTCTAGCATAATAAGCAAAATATCCTGAAAATATTCTAATATCCTGTTTACTTCACTAGCGGTTATATATATATAATATTGCTTTGCAAAACAGGAGAAAAAAATGCTGCCCCTCAGCGAACACTTCGGTTATGGACTTATCGAAACCGGCCAAGTCTTGACCATTCCACTGCCTGACATCGAGGCGCGTTGTAATTCTTTAATGCGCTTTCGTCTGGCTTTATCCGCCCATGCGGCCTATCACCGCAAAAAATTCGCTACAAAAACAATCGGTGACTACCTGCAAGTGCGGAGGATCTCGTGATTATAGACTACAAAAACGCACTAGAGGCGGGATGGGTCATCATCCCCCTACACCGCATGACCATGACAGCGGCAGGCGTTAAATGCCTGTGCGAGCGACCTGATTGCGAGGCTGCCGGAAAGCACCCAAAGGCCAGCAACTGGCAGGCAGCGCAGCCTTTCAGCGAGCAGCAGCTGGCATATCTTGAAGATGAGGACGGCATTTTCGGAGGAAATCAGCTGCTGGATAGCCATGGTGTAGTACTCAAACAATCCGACCTCTTGGTCGTGGACGTCGATGGTCGGAACGGAGGCTTCGATAGCGCCAAGGCGCTGGCGCACATCCGCGAGCAGGCAGGCTACATCGTTGAGACCGGCAGCGGTTCAGGTGAGCACTGGTACTTTAAGGCCGCTGACGCTGACCTGCGCACCAAGCTGGATGGATACCCTGGCATCGACTTCAAGTCATCGGGGTTCGTGGTCGGGTGCGGCAGCTTACATAAGAGCGGCAACCGTTACGAGGCCTCCAAGGGCTCACCGGCTGATGTGACGGAAGCGCCTGCTGAGCTGCTGGCACTCTTGGCGCGACCCCCTGCGCCAGAAATTCGGGTAGATGGTGTAAGCGTCACCATGACTGAGCTTGAAGAGATGATGCGGTACGTCCAGCATGATGCTGCGCAGAGTTACGACCGATGGCTAGCCGTAGGCATGGCATTGCACCACGCCACTAGTGGCAGTGCGGATGGCGCGGCACTGTGGGAGTCGTGGACGCAGGCGCAGGGGCGCGACGATACGGATGGTGTTAGCCAAAAGTGGCACAGCTTCGGCAAGTCGTCGCGCCCTGTGACGCAAGGGACGCTAATGCAATGGGCGCGTGAAGGAGGCTACACGCCATCCGTGACGTTTTACGACGACACCGAATGGGAAGCGCTGCCTACCCCAAGCAAGGCATCGCCAGACCTGCTCAAGCCGCACGGACTTGTCGGAGAAATCGCAGCCTGGATTAACAGCCGATGCATGTACCCGCGAGAGCATTTGGCAGTGGCAGCGGCGCTGCAAATCGTCGGGAATATCGCAGGGTTGCATCACGCCGTGGATAAATACGACACTTGTCTGAACCTCTTTTCAATTTGCGTCGCAGGCAGCCGTACCGGCAAAGGAGCTATAAAAAGCGCCATCGACGACATCCATCACGCCGTCGGGCTGTCGCCAGCGACGCACGGTAAATTCAAAAGCTCGCAAGAGCTGGTGCGTAACGCCATTTATCATCAGGCCGTTCATTACGTCTACGACGAGTTTGGGAAGCAGCTTGAGAAGTTGGCCGGAGCCAGTAAGGGAGGGGCGCATTATCTTGAGGACTTGATGGCAGAACTCATCGCCATCTACTCAGTGCCTCGCGGCCAGCACGGCATTTCTGGCGATATGAAGCGAGAGCTAGAGGAGATGCTCGATAAGCGAGTGGCCAGCGAGGCGAAGAAAGCTGGGCTAGAAACAGGTGAAAACCTGCTCGATTACATTAAAAAAAATCCGGGCTGCGCACTAGAGCGAGCCGTGACGATGCGCAAAAGCGCGGCCAATGGAATTATGCAGCCATTCTTGACTTTTTTCGCGCTTAGCGAGCCGAGGAGTTATAACGCAGCGATTGAAAAAGACCCGTGGTTAGCTACAGGTGGCTTCTTGGGGCGCTCCCTTTTCTTCGAGGAAATGGATAACGTGCCATCACCAAAACCCATCGACGAAGTGTACAGAGGGATGCCATCGGACAGCGTGATGCTGCGCCTGCACGCCCTGGCTAATGCGGGGACGTGCGACAAAGAAGAGCGCATTGAACGACGCGGGAAATGGGTAAAAATTAAATGGTCAGAAGAGGCGCTAAATTTTAATGAACAAGTCAAGATGTATTGGCGCGAAATTGCGATGAGCGAAGATGAGCAAGGCTCAGGCATGGAGAGTCAAGCGCTCGGGGCGCACGAGCTGACCATTAAAGTCGCGGGCATTCTCGGTGTGGCCAGCGGCATCATCAGCGAGCAAGACATCAAGTGGGCGCATGAGCTGGTCAAAAAAATAACGCTCGACAAAATTTCACGCACGAAGTCCGGCGAGAAGCTGAGCGGAAGCCGCGACGAGCGAGGCGAAGGGCTACTAGAGGCGCTGATGCGATACGTCTCAAGCATGACGACCAGCTACTGTACAGTCGGGAAGGCGAGGCAGGCCGTCGGCAAGTTTAAGGCCAGCACCGAGGCTGTCAGTCAGGGGCTAGAGCTCTTGGTCTCCCATGGGCGCATTGCAAAAGAAGTTGTCAAAGGAGGCGGCGGCAAAATCGCCATCAGGTACATGGCAATAAAATAATTACAATCTGGTACAAACAAACTATTTACAGGGCAGTTAGCCCTAGTTATAGTTAGCTCATATCAAGGGTGTCCAGCCCTTAGATGAGAAAGACCATGAACAACGAATGGAGAAAGCCCATGACATATCTTGAGAAAATACTGGCGGAAATCCGCCAGTACCCACGCGAAGAGGTGGCGTACAAGTCAGGCGTGAGCCTTGGTACGATCAACACCCTGTTATCAGGGGCGAACACGAACCCAACCACGCAAACCGTGGCGCGGCTAATCGACTTTTTGGAGGGTAAAAAAAATGAGCTTTCTTGAAAAAGCCAGTAAACCAAAGGTGAAACCGCCGATGCTGACCATCGTCGGGTCGGCAGGCACAGGCAAGACCACCTTGGGGGCGCTCTTCCCGAACGCCATAATTCTACCAACCGAAGACGGCACCACTGTCTTTGAGAATTGGGACGATTCAATCCAGCCTGCCGTGCTACCGCGGCTCCCTAAGTCTCGAGAGGGTGTTGTGAGCGCCAAGGCTACGCTCATGGCCATCATCGACGAGCTGATGACAAGCCAGCATGATTACAAGACGCTTGTTGTGGACAGCATCACCACGTTGGCCGGTATTTTTGAACACGAAATCGCGCAGCGCGATGGCGTAGGCACAGCCGCCGATGCCGCAGGCGGCTTTCACAAGGGCTTTTCAGAGCTGGCCAGCTGGCACGCTGACTTCGTGTACAAGTGCGAGCAGCTTCGCGCCGTGAAAGGCATGGCGGTGGTGTTTTTAGCGCACACCGGAATTAAGAAAATACGCAACCGGCCAGACGCGGCGGCAGATTACAGTGTTTTCAGTTTGGAGATGGACAATCAGGCGCTGAGCATTTATGTCAGCCAGTCCGATGCGGTTTTATATCTGAAAAAAGAGGAGTTTGTGAGCGGTCAAGAGACCGACCGCAAAGGGAGACAGACAAAATTCGGTCGGGTGCAGCAGACCGGAAACCGCACACTGGTCACCACCGGTGACGGACAAGTCGGCTACGTTAATGCCAAAAACCGTTACGACATGCCCGCTGAACTCCCCGTTCCGCATGGCGAAAACCCAATCATTCCTTTTATCAAATTTTACAATCAATCTGAGGTGACAAAATGAGTAATTTTTTTGAAGGTATCAACAAAAACAATACCAGTTTTGAAATTGGCGGCGGCTTCGAGCTGCTGCCAAAAGACACGCGCGTCGTCGCCACATGCGAGCAGGCGGTCACGAAAAGCTACGAGGGGCGTTGGTCTATCAACATAAAGTGGCGCGTGAATCTTCCGAGCCAGTACGCTAACCGCGTCATCTTCCAGACGCTGAAGGTCTGGGATGATGATCCATCGAAAGCGCAAAAAGCCAAAGCGATGCTTGCGGCGATTGCTACCAATGCTGGCGGTAGGCTTTTCCAAGCGATGTCGCAGCGCAACGAAAACAACCCGAGCGACGAATCGTTGCAGACGCTCATGAACGCGCCAATGGTGCTGCTCATCGATGTATGGGAAATCGAAGGCAAGGCTGGAAACTGGGTCAAGGCCGTGAGTGCGTACAATCCGACGGCTCAGAAGCCGACGCCCGTAGCACAAATGCAACAACCTGCACCAAGCTACGCACAGCCAACGATAGATGACGATATACCTTTCTGATACCAATAAAAAAGCCCACTACTAAGAGTGGGCTACTTCAAACGAGGATAAGAAGCATGAAGATGATACAACAACGAACCACCGAATGGTTTGCGCAGCGAAAGCTGCGCATCACCGGCAGCCGAGTGGGAGCAATCCTTGATTTGTCGCCTTGGCAAAAACCAGCTGACGTCTTGCGAGCAATGGTGCGCGAATATCACGGTGCAGAGAGCGAGTTTAAGGGCAACCCTGCTACTGACCACGGCATGGCTAACGAGCAGCGAGCGCTGCTTTGTTTCATGCGAGAGTCCTGCCTGATGGTTGAGCAGTGCGGTTTTTTTGAGTATGGCGACTCCCTTGGCGCGTCACCCGATGGGCTAACCAGCGACGGCGGCGTGCTTGAACTAAAAGTGCCGTTCGGTTTGCGTGATGGCGGTGAGTTTAAGACGCTGGCCGAGCAGCCACACTATTTCTGCCAAGTTCAGCTAGAGATGTTGTCAGCCGGAAGAAATCACGCCTATTTTGCGCAATACATCGCGCCAAAAGGCGACCCGCTAGCACCTGACTATGTACCCGAACAAATCAACATTGAGCGCGTAGAGCGCGACCCGCACTGGCTAGATAATAATCTCACCAAAATTAGTGATTTTTACCGTCTGCTTTTGAGCGAGTTGAATAACGAAGAGCACCTGGAGCCGCTGCGCGTACAGTTTGAAGCCGATGAAATAATTGGCGAAATTGACGCTTTACGAGAGCGACAAAAAGCCGATGCAGAGCGAGAAAAAGAGCTTGTTGGGCTGCTTGTCGAAATGGCCGATGGCAAAGATGCCGAGGTTAGCGGGCGTAGGTTGACGCTTGTAAAACGACAAGGAAGTATTAGTTATGCCAATGCTATCAAAGAGCTGTTGCCAGATGCTAACTTAGAAAAGTGGCGAGGCGAGCCGAGTGAGAGTTGGAGGTTGTACTAATGAATATCACATACCGATGGAAAATATACCAAGCTGGCGGAGAAACAAAGCGGCATCTTGGTAAGTACGAGGTTATGCCTGACGGATTACTAAAATGGATAAAATGGGAGAGTCAAACTAACTTAACGCTTGCCAGTGTTGCTGACAAATATCCTGTATTAACTGTATAATATCTACCGCTCGGATAGGACGGCCATCCGATAAACCAGAACGCTACTGGCTTCCGAGCTTCCTTTTAGCGACCACTTTAGCGGAGTGAAACTTGATTACTTTACGCCCATACCAACAAGACGCACACGATGCGATTATTAATCATTGGAAAAAATCGACACTGCCGATTTGCATAGAGGCCACAACCGGGGCAGGCAAAAGCCTTATTGTTGCAGAGGTAGCCAAAACTCTATTTAACCTAAGCGGCGGCAAGCGCGTGCTATGCCTGGCGCCGAGCAAAGAGCTAATTGAACAGAATGCCGAGAAGTATGAATTGCTTGGCGAAAAGTGCAGCATATACAGCGCTAGTATCAGCAAGAGCCTACGCCATCAAGTGATTTTTGCGACTGAGGGCACGTTTAAAAAGGTTGCAAAACGTCTGGGTAATGAGTTTGCAGGCGTTATTGTCGATGAGTGCCACCGCATCACGCCCACCATCAAAACCATCATTTCCGACATGCAGGAAGGCAACCCTAACCTGCGCGTTTGCGGCCTTTCCGCGACACCTTTTAGGCTTGGCGATGGCTATATTTATGGCATTGATGAAAACGACAACGCGCTAGATCCAAGCGTTAGCCGCGACCCTTATTTTTACAAGTGCGTTTATAAAATAACGGCACGCCAGCTGATCGAGCAAGGCTTTTTAACGCCTTTAGTGGCTGGCGAAATTAACGCGCAAGGCTACGACACAAGCAGTTTGCAAGTACAGGGCAACGGCCAGTACTCAAACGCTAGCATCAAATCAGCGTTTGAAGGCTGGGGGCGCAAAACCAGTGCCATCGTGGCCGACATCGTGGCGCAGACACAAGAAGCCACAGGCGTGATGATTTTTGCCGCCACGGTACAACACGCGCAAGAAGTCATGGCAAGCCTGCACCCTGACAATGCGCGACTCGTGACGGGAGAGACGCCAAAGGCAGAGCGCGAGCAAATCTTAAAAGATTTTAAGTCGAGAAAGTTTTTATACATCGTGAATGTTTCCGTTTTAACTACTGGATTTGACGCGCCGAACGTCTCCCACATCGCGATTCTTCGTGCCACCGAAAGCATCAGTCTATTGCAGCAAATCATGGGGCGCGGCATGCGCCTATACGAAGGCAAGCCCGTGTGCACAATCCTGGATTACGCGGGAAACATCGAAAAACACATGCCCGAAGGCGATTTGTACAAGCCGGGAGTTCGCGCAAAAATGAAAAATGCAGATGGTGAATTGCTGCAAGCCAAATGCGAAACGTGCTTAAAAATTAACGAATTTTCAGCACGGAAAAATGAGGATAATTTTGATATTGATGAAAATGGCTATTATGTTGACAGCACGGGCGAGCGCATCATGGTCGAGTGCGGCGACGAGTTTAAGCCCATGCCTGCGCACTGGGGAAGGCGATGCAATCACTACGACATGCGCAGCGGTGAACGCTGCACGGGGCGCTGGACTTTTAAGTCTTGCCCTGTCTGCGAGGCTGACAACGACATCGCAGCACGGTATTGCCACTCGTGCAAGGCCGAGATTGTCAATCCAAACGAAAAGTTGATCGCCATCCATACCGCGCACAAGAAAGACCCGACGCAGTGGCAGACGGACGAAGTCATCAGCATTGACTACGAGTCAGGCATCAGCAAGGCTGGCAACGCTATGATTACCGCCACCGTGAAAGTTTCGCGGCGAGTAATGAAGTTTTATCTGCTTGAAAATAATCAATGGGCGGCTCAGAAAAAAGAATTTTTCGCGCACCACACAAGTAATTTTACGCAACAACCGCGCACAATCACTTACAGGAAAAAAGATAATTTTTGGGAAGTGAATAATTTTAATGCACAAACGGACGAGGAAAAATTGCAATGCAAACTGAACATGCCGAACAAGTCGAGCTTATCCAGTGGTATCGCCGCACCTACGGCAACAGCCTTCTAGCGGCCATCCCTAACGGTGGCGTGCGTCACGCAGCAGTCGGGGCGCGACTGAAGCTGGAGGGCGTATCTAAGGGCTTTCCCGACCTCTTTTTGCCGATCCCTACGCCCACGCATCACGGCCTCTTCATCGAGCTGAAGCGGCGCGAAGGCGGGCGACTCTCAAAAGAGCAGAAGGAGTGGCTGGACTATCTGACTGGCGCGGGCTACGAGGCGAGAGTCTGCGCAGGGGCAGGGGAGGCAATTATAGTAATAACAAATTATTTACAATCTGTTACAAATAGGTAGTATACACCATGGGCGTGATGCCCTATAGTTCACTCATCGCAAGGGCATCACGCCCAAGCCAAAGAGAAAGACCATGAGCACAATTTACCTGATGAACCCACACACTGGCACCGTACAGACTGAAGCAGAATGGGCTGAGGAAGGCTTCAACCATGACAATGCGGAGCTGGTCGAAGTGGTGAAGGTAGTCGTCAAAAAAGTCAACGACAACGGCATTGAGCAAATCGCCAATCTTCTCGGTGAGAAGCACAAACTCGGAAAAGACCACTTCAGCCGCGCCATGATCCTGGCATGGGCTGAAGATGTAGATGATAGCCTAGCCGTGGGAAACGGCGCGTGTTTTGAGATTCGCGCCTGTGATTCAGTGAGCGGCCATACAGAGCGCTGCTGCATCACGGATGAAGGGCTGGACACCAACGAAGCATGGGCGGATATTTAAAAATGATTGGCTACGAAAACAACACATCACACCCTGCGTACAAGCGGGAAATGGACGACCTCGACCGCGAGGATGCCATCGCACTTCGCGCCGAGGAAATCGCCAAAGATATTGAGGCGCTGCCCTACGAGGCTGACGACCTCTACTGCGGCGTTGAGAGGGCTGAAGAAAAAGCCCGCGTAGAAATCGCGGTGCTCATCAACAACGGCGCGTATTTAAAAGCTGCCGAAAAGCTAGAAATCCTGATGGATGCTGCTCGTTCAAGACGGGCTGAATGGCAGGCCGAAGAACTGGCTTATAAGGAGTTCGAGTGATGGCCGAGAAGATTTTAATGGGGATGGCTTGCGCCATTTTATGGGGGCTGGCCTTTGTCATCTTGGCCACCACACCGATGGTGGTCACGGATGAGGATAAGAATTGCATCAAGGTTATCCCAGCGAGTGCAGGGAGCTGTAATGCACTGCCGGAGCGGTATGAATTATTTGTTGAGGTGAGAAAATGAACAAGAAGTACGAAATAACCGACATAACCCATCCAGACAACCCCTCTCTTAAAAGAATCCGGGCTCTCGTCGCTATCGGATCGCTAGTAGCCGCAGGAGATCTCGGTGGCTATGTGGAAAGCGAAGCCAATTTGCAGGTGTCCGGCGATGCGCAGGTGTCCGGCGATGCGCAGGTGTCCGGCGATGCGTGGGTGTTCGGCAATGCGCGGGTGTCCGGCGATGCGCAGGTGTACGGCGATGCGCGGGTGTACGGCAATGCGCAGGTGTCCGGCGATGCGCAGGTGTCCGGCGATGCGCGGGTGTCCGGCGATGCGCAGGTGTCCGGCGATGCGGCCTGCATCTGGCTGCCTCGGATCGGTTCGGCGAATCGAACACTGACCGCCTTCTGCACAAAAGGCGGAATCCAGTTCGTCACCGGATGTTTTATTGGTGGCGAGACCGCCTTTCGCGGTGCAGTCAAAGAGACTCACGGCGAGAGCCAGTTTTCAAACGAATATGCACTGGCCGCCGACTTATGCTGCTTAAGGTTAAAAGCTGCGCAAGAAGCGCTGACTTCCGACTGCGAGGACAAGACATGATTGGTTATCGAGACAACGCCTCACCCGAGGCATTGCGAGAAAGACTGGATGACGAAGATACCTATAGCCTGGTGCCGGAAATGATGGACGCTTTGTACCAAGGCAAGGCCATCCCGATCATCCAGTCTCGCGGCATGGTGAGAATGAATCTAGCCGACTCATTCACGGCGCTGAGGCAGGTAAGCTGTTGCGAGATTACGAATAATGGCGAACTACTACAACGAGAACGACAAACACGCCGCCGCATGGCTTCGTGAATTGATAAAGAGGGGGCTTATTGCCGATGGCGTGGTTGATGAACGGAGTATTGAAGATGTTGCGCAAAACGATGTCAGAGGTTTTACCCAATGCCATTTTTTCGCAGGCATTGGCGGATGGTCATACGCCCTCCGACTGGCTGGTTGGGACGACAAAAGACCTGTTTGGACAGGCTCCTGCCCCTGCCAGCCTTTCTCCGAGGCAGGCGCAGGAAATGGGTTTACTGACCAGCGGCACTTATGGCCGCACTGGTTCCACCTCATCAAGGAGTGCCGACCTGCAATCGTCTTTGGCGAGCAGGTTGCAAGCCGATCTGCAGAGCCGTGGCTCGATCTTGTATCGGATGACATGGAAGCCATGGGTTATGCCATCGGGGCGGTCGCTTTCCCGTCTGCGAGCGTCGGCGCTCCGCACATCAGAGACAGAACGTACTGGGTGGCCGACTCCTGCTGGCAGGGATTGGAAAGGCGGTTACAAGGGAGGTCGCATCAGAAACGGAAAATTGAGCACCGACACGCTGGATGTGGCAGCACAATTAGCGGGTTGGCCGGCAGCCATCAGACTGACGGCTTCTGGCGAGATGCTGACTGGCTCTTCTGCCGCGATGGAAAGTGGAGGCCAGTTAAATCCGGCCTTGAGCCGTTGGCTGATGGGATACCCGCCAGAATGGTGCGATTGCGCGGTTACGGCAATGCAATAAATCCGCAGCAGGCGGCAGCATTTATAAGGGCAGCAATGATTTATTGAATAAAGATGAAGTCCATGCCTACGCCATGCGTTTAGAGAATCGGCTGATTGCATTGCAGGCAGAAGAAAAAAACTTGGAGAGAACCAACCATGATTAAACTGACCGAATATGGCGAGCTATTGCTTGTTGCAAAACGACAGATGCCCTTCAGACTTGTACGCGACACGTTGCGCAAGTGGACATCCGAGAAGAGCTATTTGATTTCTCGAGGAGAATCGATTGATGCGAGTGAATTACTCGACCGCATTAGTAATTTTGACCTAGAAATCTCGGACGAAGAGCGCGAGTTTTTTAGCGAGATGCACTTGGCTTACGGGCTTTAGGAGAATAAAGATGCTAAAACAAAGTAACAATCGAAAGGAACAAGAATCCAAAAAACTAGCCGCCGATGTTGAAGCCTTTTTGGCGAAAGGTGGAAAGATTAAAACGGATGCGCCTCCAGCGCAAGACAAGCCAAAAGACCGACGCATGACAGTTAAGCCGGGGTGGAAAAATGCAAATGATGTATTTAATTGATAGGCTTGGATGAGTACGGGGTATTTTATGCTTAATTGGAGAGCTGCCAGATGAATGACTTGTTAGCCGTCACAAACGGCACGGAGGAAAATCATGGGGCGCAAGTTTACCACGAGGTTGGGAAAGGCGCGAAGATAAGGTTTGACCGGTTTTCAGGAAGTCGCCTCGACTGGGAAAGAAAAAAGGCAGAGGCGACTGGCGTTTTTCTGAACTTCGGAAAGCGATTTTGCGAGCACTGCAATTCATTAAAGCCGAAGGGAAAGCGGAAAGCAGTCAAGGGGTGGAAATGCGATGACTGCATGACGGCTAACCCTTGAATTAAGCGGCCTGCGCTTTGCGGTGCCAAATGCGCGGACTTGCAAGGGTCCGCTTGAATGATGAGTTAGGCCTGATGGCCGGAGAGGATACCCATGAAAGCCACGTACCCGCAGTACCGCATGACCCAGTGGATCGACACAAGCGACGAAGCGATGGACAAACCACAGGCGACCATCATCTACGGCGTGCAGACCAAACGCGAGGCAGGCGGCAAGTGGATGCACTGCGCCAACGGCACGCAGCCGATGCACTACGACACGCCCGACAAGGCCAGCGAAGCGATCAAAGCACTGCGCGAGGCAGACGCGGCGGCTGTTGAGGCCTAACACCGGAGGTAATTCGCGATGAGCGAAGCGAAGAGCCGGATTGACCGACTGGTTAGGTGGTGGCATGAAAAGAAATGTAACCATCGGTTTGCCATTGAAGATATTGTACTGACTGGAATACCTAAGCCTGAGCCGCCGCATAATCCAGCAGCACAAGAACAGTGGCAACTGTATTTCAGAGAGCTGCACTGGGGAAAATGGCACACAGAGCGTGTTGAGTGGCCCTGTGCAGATTGCGGGAAGATATTCAGGGCGCATTGCGGACTTGATATTTCACCCAGTAACGGGCCGATGTTCAGGCGCGAGGACTTAAACACCTAACGCAGAGCTATGTGGCGAGCCGCTTGCGGCGAGTCCAACGAACGACCAACGGGAGAGAGTGACCATGAGCGAATTGTTATACGGCAATAAAACTAGAGAAGAGCTTATTGAGGAGCATGGGACTCTTGCTTATTTCTCGGCATCGACTCGCAAAGCTGCTGACCATTTATTTATCACTACCAGAGAAGCTGAGGATGCAATACAGAAGTACAAGCTAGAGCTTGAATCTGCTCCAAGCACGGGAAGTTCAAAATGAAACCATTCAAACAACCAAACAAGAGGAAAGGGTAATGACAGAGCAATTTGAAATCAGCAAACGCCTTGCCGAATGGCTTGGCTTAAAAGTGGTCGGTGTCAGCGATCCGCAATATCAAAACACCGAGCCGATGGTGGTAGTGCAAGCAGGCGAATGCAGGAAAGAGATATTCAATCCGTTTGCAAACACTGTAGATGGGAGGGCGCAGCTTGCCGAATGCTTACTCAAAATACTCGCTACGCACACTAAAAAATCAAACGATGAACTCATACGCGAGATGTTATCTAACATTTTCTCTAATTTTATTCTTGCCCAGGATGAAAGTGCCCCTAGTAAAAGCGTCTGTGTTGATGCCAAGGAAGTGCTCTTAGCTCTTGAGGCAATAGTGAAAGACCTAGAGTTTCGTGCAGATATGAAGCGAGGCGATGAAAAGGGCATTGTTGATGTCGGCCAAGGCGTTTACATGCAGGCACTAAAAGCATTGGGTAGTATTTAAGTATATATGATGAATGACTTGTTAGCCGTCACAAATTGGAGGAACAATGGAAACGAAACATACGCCGGGGCCGTGGAAGTGCGTACCTTGGGGCACAAATGAAACTCATGTCGTAAAAATGGTGTCTGAAAACACCGAAGAATCGATAGCTTTTGTGGAAAGTGTAAATGCGGCGGCAGACGCTAATTTAATAGCAGCCGCCCCGCTAATGCTTGAGGCATTGCAGATGGCTTTTGATTGTGACCTGACCTACCTGAGCGATAACGCCGAAATTCCAAGGCAAGACGTTGTGCGGGCGAGACTCGCAATTCGCGCTGCACTTGGATATGACGGCTAACGATCAAGTTCAGCCGTGACGCCGTCTTGGCGCTTCACATGCGAGACAACCCCGAAGCGGCGTCGGGTTGAGCGGTTGCGAGGACACTGCGGAGCATACAGCTTGATCCAAGAAACTATCAGGCTGCGACGTGATAGGAACGCTTGATGATAATCTCTTTTAGGCGGATAAGATGAAATCACGATTCGAGGCATAACAAAATCACCGACTGATAAGCGCCTCACAAGCAGCCCCAGCTATTCCTCTTTTGTCGGCTTCATAAGCAAGCTGTCGACCATGCTCCTCCATCCGTCCGAGCATGTCGGCAAGCATAGTGACGGAGCTGTTGGCTGTCTGGCACTCTCGGGGAGTGGCAGTTTGAGCGCTGGCTCGCAAGTTATTGAGCGCGATGCGCAACCGGCTAGCAGATTCACCAGCACGATTAGCAGCACCGATGGCAGCATCAGTTTGAGCTTTGGCATTTGCAATGACCTCATTTGATTTATTGATTTCAACTTGTAGTTTTTCACGCGCATTCTTCTCAGCGGCTAACTTCTCCATCGCATAACGATACTCAATCTTTTGTATCGTGTAATCGCTGACTTTAGCCATTACCGTAAGACCAAGCAGCAGCCCCGACAAGAAGGCTATCAATGCAATTTTAGCTGTTATTGTCATATCTCAGCACTCTCAGCAGTATGACTACCCAAACGAAAAAAAGAAGCACTGGCA